GAATTTTTCAGATAGACCTTCAAACTGGTTTCAAACAACAACATTAGGAGTTTGGACTGAGGATGGAATCTATAATAACGATAATGTGGGTCTTGTCCCATTTTCTTCATTAACCGAAGTAGATATCCAACATTTCCAATTTGGAAATGAGAATATTGAGTTTGATATGACAGATGAAATAAATGCAATATTAGACAATTCTTTAACAGGTGTTACAGGGTGGATAATCGCATTTAGACCCCAATTAGAAAACTTAACAGGGTTAACAGATGTTTATGAAGTTCAATTTTTTACAAGACATACACAAACTTTTTATGAACCATTTTTAGAAACAACTTATAACGATTTAATTGATGATGATAGAAATTTATTTAGTTTAGGTAAAACAAATAAATTATATCTATATCTATATGAAAACGGAAGTCCGATTAATTTAGAAAATAATCCTTTAGTGGATATTTTGGATAATTCTGGGAATGTTGTAATATCAGGTCTTCCCACTTGTCAAAGAACAAAAGGAGTTTATGAAGTTGAGGTTCCTCCATTATCGGGATATAAAACACCTTGTACATTTACAGATAAATGGTATGACCTAAATGTTGACACATTTCCATTAAATCCAATACTAAATGAGTTTACATTACAACCATTTAAAAGTGTTTATCAAATTGGAACGGTATCTCAAGACCCAAAAATATATGGGTTTGATTATTACGGGATTAAACAAGATGAAAAAATATTTAACACCGATATTAGAAAAGTTGGTGTTGTTATAAAACAAGCTTATACCACAAATAAATTATTACAAAAAGTTGATGCTTTTTATAGAATTTATGTAAGAGAGGGTCAAACAGAAGTTCAAGTACAAGATTGGACAAAAATAAATAGAACTCCAAATGAGTATTATTTCTTGTTTGACACCAGAGATAAAATACCAAATGAATATTATATCGACCTAAAAGTTGAGAGTTCTGGTGAAGTTAACACCTATAAAAAACAAATAAAATTTCAAATTGTAGATTACAAATAAATTAGATATTTATGATTAATAAATTATTTTATAAATAAAAAAATGGAAAAGAAAGATAAAAAAAGTAAATTGGAGGTTTTTTCTGAGGCTGCTAAAAAGGCGGTTGATGAATTTAGAAAAGATAAGACCTCATATAAAGAAAAAGTTTTGGCTAAAAAACAGTCAGAACCTAAAAAATCTTCGACTACAGAAAATACTAACAAAATAGAAAGTTTTTTTTCTAAAGAAAAAATGGATGTCATTTTAGATAAATTTAAAAATAAAGAAAAACAATAATGTTATACGTTTATTCAGCAACAACTTGTGACCAACTATCATTCGCCCCAATTTCAATAACTAACAGACCAATATATTATGTTGGTTCAGATATCGAGTTAACGCCAGGTCAAATATTATTAGTCCAAGATTTACATAGTCCTTCTAAAAAACAATGTGTTGAGGTATTAGTGGAGGTTACTGAAATAGAGCCAACACATTCATATGTTAGCACATATGATAACTGTTTAGATTGTTTTAGTGCAAACACATTAATCGCGTTAGTTCAATCTTGTAATCCAGGTTCAGAATTTTTCTCAGAATTCCCGATTATTGTTAGTAATCTATATGAAATTGGAGATATATTATCAATTCCTGAGCTCCATTTTTTTGGTGAAAGTGAAAGTGAAAATATTTTATATTTTAATGATTGTTTTACAATTATTGATATAATTCCGTTTGAAGAAACTGAATTAATTCCGTTACCTAACATAGTTGAGTATTCTCCTAGTAAAAGTTGTGAAGAATGTACATCTTGTTTGGGTAGATATTATTCGTACACCGATTGCGAAAATCCTGATGAAGTAGGATTTATTTACAGTCATCAAAATTTAGTAACAGGAACAACCATATTGTTCCAATCGGGTACCACATCTTGTAAATTCATTGATTATTCCGATAGCATAATACCATTTTTTACATTAAATGATTTTATATCAACATTTTCAGGAAGTCCTGTAGTAAACAGTACAGTTGTTTATAGTAGTTGCACAGAATGTTTTAACATTGGTATTTGGTCAGAAGAAATAAAAGGTAATGGGTATGTTGATTTTAATAACCCTTTACCGATACCTGAAAACACTTGGGGTATATTTGGTCCTGACTTTTCAAATTGTGACGACCAAGGGTGGTGGACATATGTAAAATATCAAACAACTCAATCAGGTTCAATAACTCTTAATTTTGCTTTTGAACAGAATGATGGTCCCGAATTTGATTGGGCGTTTTATTATGTTAGTCCTAACGAACCTATTGGTGATACAAATATTATTTTTGATGATAATGTATTTGCAAATAGTGATAGTGGAGGTACGATAACAATAAATTATAATGCCGGAGATTGGATATCTATAGGAGTTTATAGTAATGATGGATGTGAAGGTCCTGGTGTTTTATTTATATCCGCGCCTCAAATACAAGAAAACCCTCCTTATACTCTACACGAATTTACAACTTGTAACGGTGACCAAGGATATGTTAATATACCGTCTGATAGTCAATTAGTTAATCCTGTAATAAAAGCCAATTACGGAACAACTCCAGCAGTTTGTGGAACAATAGGTGATAGTGTTACCGAAATAGGTATTGGTGAATTATATTACTCAAATGTTGATGACACTTATTCTTCTTGTGAAGATTGTGGTCAATTATATGGTGTTACCCTTAAAGAATGTAAAACTGGACAACTTTATTATTTATCAATGACATTAGAAAACATTGCTAAAGTATTAAATCAAGGACCTATTTTTGCAAATGGTGGTACGGAATGTTATGAGTTATTAGATTCTTGTATATTACCAAATACAAGTGAATATATACCAATATTATTCTATGGTAATTGTTTATTATGTAATCAACCTTTATCCGCTGGTACTGAAACAATAATTTGTGAACAAGTTTGTATTTCAGGTGGAACTGGAGGATATACAGTTGTTCAAGTCTCACCTCCTCATCCTGTATGGACAAATCAAAGAGGTAAGGCGGTTGTGTTATTAGATGCAATATCATTAGGTGGAATGTTTGGATTAAATAATTAAAAATAATAAAATATGAAAACAATTAAATTAACAGAAAGACAACTAAGTGAATTAGTTCAAAAAGTAATAAAGGAGTCTGAAGACGAGGCTCCTTATGAAAAAGGTCCGAGAGGTCAAAGAGCCGCAAGGTCAAGAGCGGATTACGAGCCAACTCCAAAAGAGGATGAAATAAAAACATTATTTGGAAAATACCAAGATGATATTCCTCCGATTGTTGTTAGATACCTAAGAAAGATTGGTAGAAAAACATTAACAAAACGTTTATTAGACCTTAACTTAATTGATAAAGAAACTGTAAATGGGAACGATTAATTTAACTGAAAAACAATTACAGAGATTAGTTGGTAAACTAGTTAATGAAACATCAAAGACTTATGATGGTATAACCAATTATATGTTCTTTTCTAATTTAGAACAAATTAAAAGACAATGTGAGGAGTTATTAAGTTTAGACCCAAAAATAGTTGAGGATATTTTAAATAACGGACACGATTGGGCGGATGACCATATTACAGTTTCTAAAGAAAATATGAGTCAAGTATATGACTTTATGATTAATGAAACTAAAAACTCAGGAGATATGTGGTCTGATGATGAAGTTATGATGGAAGGTCGTAAAAAAACAGGAACAAAATTATGTTCAAGAGGAAAGTCGGCGGCAAAATCTAAATTTAAAGTTTACCCTTCAGCATATGCAAATGGTTACGCAGTCCAAGTATGTAAAGGAAAACAACCTGGAACTGACGGAAAAAAACGATGTTCCCCACCTTATTGTTAAATAAAGAGTCCCACAAAAAGTGGGATTTTTTTTTGGCCAATTAAAAAAAAGTTCTTATCTTTGTGGTATGAATACAAACAACCTAAAACACAAAACAATTAGGTTTTTTCAAAGAGTTGGTTTAAAAATATTACGGGCGAGTAATCAATCCAACGAACCAAAACATTCAGAATTTGAATATGAGTGTTTGGCAATTTGTAAAAACCTTATTCACAAAGAGAAATCAAAATTATTAATCTCCCCAATTTCAGGGAAACGTTACATTAAGAGTGAAGATAATCAAATCTTCGTTATTATGGACAACGGAAAGATTACTATTGTAAATCATCATTACAGTTACAATATTGACCTTACATATAAAGCTTATGATAGGTTACTTAAAACATTCGATAACGAGGTTGAGATTAGAAGACAAGTTATGGAATCTGAAATTAGGTCAAACGTAAAACATTCATTATCTAACATTTATAAAAATATCACAAATGACAAAGTTTAAACACGTATTTTGGATGGGATTTACAGTGGTAATGCTACCAATAGCATTAGTATTAATGATGTTCACATTAACGTTAATTTCCCCAAAAAAAGATAATTCACCCGAAGTTAAAACATATTACGATACTGTTAAGGTAAAACAAAAGGTAATTGTTTATGACACGGTTAAAGTAATTAAAGAAATTAAAGAAAGTAAAAAAAGAAAATCGGACACAACAAATGTTGTAAAAGACACAATTAAATAAGAGATTTAATTAATCTTTCTAACTGAGCTTCAGTTATTTTAATTGTATTTTCATTTCTTGGTTTATAGGAAACGAGTTTAGGTTTGTTTCCTGTACCTGACTTAGGGTTGGTTTTTTCAGCCCTTCTTTTTTGTTGACAAGCAGAACGTTTCTCAGAGTCAGACATTTTACCGGCAACACCTGCCGCTCTACATTTAGGATAAGCTTTATCACTTGCTTCAGGTCTTCCACAAGGGGGATGTTTACCATTCTTATCTTTACGACATATATTTACCCAAGGGCCTTTTGGCTGTTTACTTCCCTTTGGTTTCTTTTTTGTTCCAAACCAAACGGCCAAATCTTCGTATAGTACATTTTCATTTCTATCCAACCATTCCTCCAATGACTCCATTTTTTTCTTTTGTTTTTTACCACCCGCATCGTGCGTTGGTATATGATATGAGCCGCCTTTTCCTTTTTCCCACACCCCAACAGTTCTTAACACATTATCTTTCATTTTTGATTTTTTAGCCTTTTTATTATGAGTATGAGAAACTTCGTTATTGAATGGTGCGGTCTCATTTTTCCATTTTTTTAAACCCAATTCAATAGGACCGTTATAAAGTCCGGCGGTAACACTTGTATTTGCCTCAGATATATCAATAACGCCTTTGTTTTTTTTCACCTTTTGGACAACCTTTTTAAAAGGTGCTTTTGCAAATTCATCATCACCCTCCTCATCAATTTCAATATTAAAATCTTTATTTCTAATTTTTTTAGAGACAGATTCTTTTTTCTTAATATTTTTATTATTCTTACTCATCTTACCATCTAATGAATCGTAATGATTTTCGGCGTTGATATAATTAGATACAGGTTCAAAAAAGGGGTCATTACTATTGTCCAAAAATTTTCTTAATCCAGGTCTTAATGGGGGGTTATACGAACCTCTTGAATGGTATGAGTAAGTTGCCTCATTTATTTTATCGTTTCTATTGTCTTTCATAATAAAAATTCTTATATATAAATATCAAACAATATTAAAATGGAAGATGAAAAATTATTTGGAAAATTATTTAATACCATACCATTATACGATGAGTCTCACTTAGATACCATATTAACAACAATGGATAAAAAAACCGCCTCATATATGTTAATACAGGCGGTTAAATTCGCTTATCATCAGGGTGTCTTTAGTCTTGGTGAGTCCGAAGTAATATCAAAATCAATTAGGACTTATACCAAGGAAGAAACTAACTAAAATTATTGTCTATATGTTGTCCTATTTCCATATTGTCCTTGGTCAGGTATTGGAGTCATTTCAGGAGCAACTCCTTTTTGATTACTCTGATAATTAAAATCTTGTCCAGGTCTTTCAGGTGTTCTTCTGTTATCCGCAGGTTCATTAGTGTTGGTTGGTATTGAGGTAACTTCTTTACTTTTCATATTTTCCCTGTTGGTATTAGATAATATTCCCCAAGTTTTAGGACCAACAACTCCGTCAGGTTGTTTTGTTTTAGAATTTACAAGGTTATTTTTAGTTTGGAAACTCATTACCGCTTTTTTTGTCATATCGTCAAATATTGATGTTAATGCAACATCCTCACCAGCATCTATCAATCTTGTTTGAATTGTGTTAACTAAAGGTCCTTTATCTCCTTTTCTTAAATAATATCCTTTTTGAGTTAATTGTTCGGTTGATGTAGGAACGGTTCTTTGTTTTACTTGGGTAGTATCAGGATTTGCTTTACCCGTATCTGCAGTTTTTTGAGTTGTGTTATTGTCTTTATTTTGTTGTTGTGTGGTGGTATTAGTCTTTGTATTTTGTGACGCGGTATCTCTTTGTCGTTGTATTTGATTTGCCATAATAACACTTAAATCAGGAAATTTAAAATTACTTGTTCCTAAGTTTTGTGTACTGTTCCAACCTAATAACTTCTGTAAATGGGGTCTTAATCTTTCTTTACCACTATCAAGTGTGCCTATAGAATCTGCAATTACTGCGTCTAATCCTGTATATTTATTTGTCTTGTTGGCATAATATCTTTTTAAATCGTTATTAACGGCGTTAAGTGTGCTAACATCAGGAATTTTTAAAATGGCATTAATTAATTTTGTTTCATCTACATTTTGAAACCTATTTCCTGAAACAATCATTGTAATTTCATTCGCAATAGGATTTAATGATTTCCTAAGTTTTGTTTCTTCACTTTCCTGTTCACTCAAATATTGTCTTTTGGTCGCACTTTCATGAAGTCCCAAAATTCTTTTTCTTTCTTCCTCTGTTATAATAAATAAGTTTTTCATATTATTTTGCAGGTTGTCCTAAATTTAGGTTTGATGATATCTGTGTATCTTGAACATTTTGAGTTTGTAGCGGAGCTGGAGCTTGTTTTTGTAATGGTGTCATTCCAGGAAACATCGCCTTTATTTGGTCTAATGTTTTAGTTCCGTCAACAGGAACTGTATTCTTACCGTCAGTTGCGGTCATCTTACCACTAGCGTCAAAATTAATTGTAATACCTTCAACTAAATATTGTTTATTAGCGGCATTTTCATGAAGATTTAAAATCTTTTTTCTTTCCTCTTCAGTTATATTAAATAGTTTTTTCATATTATATATTTTATATATAAATATCTTGATATTTATAAAATACAATGAAAACAGACAAAGAAAAATTTGAAAATGTTGCAAATTTAATCCTAAAAAAAGAATATCCTTTTATTGAGAGAATTGAGATTGTAAGAGTTAGAGAAATATTTATAGAACTACAAGCGGATGTATTAATTGTTTTAGATACTGATTTTATCGAAGAGCATGTTGATATAGATTGTTATGATAATATGTTAAATGATGACTCAATATTTTTTAGTTTGTGGTCTTTTAATCATTGTTCTGATATTAAAATGAATGAGAAGAAAATGAAAGATGACCTATACGACCTTTATAAAATGATTATTACCCCTAAAGAAACTTTATATTCTTACAACATTAGCATAAGTGTTATCTCATATAATAATCTTATTTAAATTATTAAAAATAAAAAAAGGTCAGATTTCTCTGACCTTTTTTAGGTTTTATTTAAGATTTGATTATCTCAATTCTCTTAAATCGAATGTACGAACTCCGTCAACGGTAATTCTTGCGTAGAACCTGTTATTTACCATTTTTTTCGCGTATCTGGTCATAATACCTTTGATAGGCGTAAAGTTGAATGGATTGTACATTGTAGGTGTTAATTGTAGAGGTACGTACGGTGCGTAGATGTAACCTGTATCAAGTAACGATGTACCTTTATGTCCAATCAAAATTTGATTTGGTGGGAAATAAGGGTCACGGTATACTTGGTAACGACCTGATAAAGTACCTACTCTTTCGATACCCATGTTGTATTGGTCTTGCTCTGGTGAAGCATTAGATACGTGGAAGTATTCTAAGTCATCAAAGATTGCAGAAACCTCACTTGATACAACAATCCAGTTAGCTCCACCACGAAGAGTTGACTTGTGAATTTGAGCAGATAATTGGTTGATAGTTGTAATCAATGTTTGATTCCAATCTTTTTGAGTGTAAGTCATGTTTTGTTTAATTCTTCTCCATCCGTTATAATCCCAACGTAAGTTCCAAGCTGCACCTTTACGTAAGTCACGTAAGATTTCACGGTCGATTTCTGCCGCAACTTGTTCAGATAATAAAGCAGTTAATTCAGCTTCAGCATCGATGTTATGGAACGCTGCAACGTCTTGAGCAAGTTCTGGTGACCATTGTGCTCTTAACTTTCTTTCAGTCACAGAAACTGTAACAGAATCAAGTTCAAAAGAAACCTCACCGATTTTATCTTCAAACTCAAGTTCTTCATAACGTCTGAATACTGCACTAAACCCTTGGTTATCAACATCGGCAACCATAGTAACTCCTGTGTAACCATCTAAAGATGATGCGTCACAATCAGCACATACTGGACAAGAAAGGTCAACCTCTAAATAGATACAACCTTCAATATCACAAATATCGTTAAATGAACCACCGTTACCACCTTGTGAAATATTTCCTTCTCTAGTTGGCCAAGGAGCTGTATTAGCGTTTCCGTATTTAACAATACCTTTACCATATTGTTGAGTTACAACACGGAATAATAATGATTTTGGTCCGGCATTACTTGACAATACGTTACCACAAGAACCTGAAGTAACAATAAGTCCAGCTTCATTGTTTGCATAAATACGTAAATCAGCTAAGAAAGATTCTGTATCGTACTCGTTACCATCAGGACCGATTAATTTACCAGCACCCGTGTTTGCGAAATCACACATTTTAACAATAATTTTTCTAACACCTACAGCACCATCTAATTCACCATTAAGGTTTTCTAATCCACCATCTACCCAAACTTGGATTGTAGTATCTACAGTCATCGCTGACCAACGACCTTTAGAATAGTCAAATAAACCTGGAGGGTCTAATTCACCTTCATTTCCTTCATAGAATAAATCGTAAAGATTTTTCTTGAATGCTCCTGCACCTGTGTAACCAGCTGATGCGTTTTGAGGAGTGTTATAATTACCTGGAGAACCTATTGGTGCGTAATGGTCTCCTGATTTACCTTCAAAATCATTACCAGGTGTTTGAGGTGTTCCGTTTTCATAACCCTGAATTTTAGGAATGAAGTAGAATAATTTACCGATAGGTAAGTTCATAGCTTGTACCGATACGATGTCATTCGCTAATAATTTAGAGAATACACGTCTAACGATAGGGAATACAACAGTTTCGAACGCTCCGTTTGAACCTTCTCCAGTTGCTTCATTTATCAAAAATGACGCTTGGTTTTCATATAACTGCGCCACGTTTTCTTTTAGGTGACCTTTAAGGCCTTCTAGGAATCCTAATTTATCCCATTTTGTAATTGTATCTTCTTTGATAACTTTAAGGTGTTTTAAACCGATGTTACCAACAAGACCTGATTCTAATAATGCTCCCATTTTTTTGTTTTTTTTTATTTTATTTTTTATTTTATTTTTGCCATTAAATCTTTCATTCTCAAAAACTGAGGATTCTCATATGTTTTTGATTCGATTAAGTTACTAGCAGAACCTGTAGATTGTGATTTTTCAATTACTCTCTCAACTGACTCATTAACATTAGATTTACCTTTAGATGTTGTTACTGATAACTCATCTTTAATGGTTTGATATAAATTCTTAGATTCTTTAATAGTTTCAACACCATCAAATCTTCTTAAAATATTAATCTTCTCCTGTTTTGACGTAGAATGTTCTGTGAACAATCTTGTCGCGTAAGCTAAGTTTGAATTGAAAACTGCAACTTCATTAAGTTTATTTCTGAAAACATTAAGCGCTTTTCTATACTCTTCGTTCTTTTCTCTAAGTAATTCAACTTCTCTGAAATCAAAGTTTTCTTTAATTGAAGTATTCGCTTTTGAATGTGCTCTTGGTTTTGGTAAACCACCTTTTCTAAACTTAGAACCATTTCCTAAAGTACGAGCGGCTTCTTTTGTTTCAGTTTTCTTTACTCCCTTCACAGGTTTCATTTTGCCGTTCATGTTTTCACCTTCTTTGTATTCAAATTTTGCCTTTCCTGTACCAACTGACTTAGGTCCTTGTTTCATTTTTTCTTTGAAACCTCCCGCCATATTTGGTTTAGAATTGTATTTGAATTTTGGTGAACCCATTCCAACGCCTTTTGCTTTTATTTTCATTTTTTTATTTTTGGACTCCATTAAAGATTCTCCATCTTCCATATCGAATTCTTCTTCACCTTCCATATCGAATTCTTCGTCATCCATTTCAAACTCCTCTTCATCTTCAGAATCAAAGTCGATTTCATAAACAATAGAATCTTCTTCTTCAAGAGACGCGTCACCAGCGTATTTATCATCCGCTAAATCATTCATCTCTAATTCGTAAATGGTTTCTTCTTCATCTAATTCATCTGAGAAAATGTCATCCATGTATTCAGATGCGTCTTCGCTTGAAAATTCATCTTCCATGTCAAATTCTTCATCTTCTTCGCCCACTTCTTCAATCCCCTCACCAACAATCATGTACTCTTTTTCATCATCTTTAATACTAATGTTACCTGCGTCATCTTTTGTTACAACGATGTTATCATCAGGACCCATTAATTTAAATACACGAAGAACTTCAGCATCTGATTTGTTAGTTAAGTCAATTGCATCTTCTTCATCTTCTTCTTCGTCTTCCATGTCTTCTTCTTCCTCCTCATCTTCATCTTCCATGTCGTCTTCACTTTCAGTGTCGCCCATGTCCATAGTTGCGATGTCGTTAGATTCAGGTTCTTCCATGTCAACGTTTTCTTCATCTTCAACCTCATCTTCTTGTTCAGTCAGAGATTCTTTTACTAATTCTTTGATTTCTTCCTTCATGGTTGAAGCAAGTATTCCTTTTGCGTTTTCGGCAACAGCCTCTTCAAGATTTTTCATCTGAATGATTGCCTCTTCTACGATTGATTTTTCTTTTGCCATTTTTTTTGTTTGGTTTTATTTGTATATAAATATATCCAATTGTTAAAAAGTTTTTATTTTAACACTTGATGAATATAAATATTTTAATTAAAGGTCTAATTTTCCTTGACCTATTGATTCTAATTTCTTTTTTTCTTTCTGAATAAGTTTTTCTAACGCCTCTTTTTTAAACTCCAAATCTTTAAGTTTTCTCATGTTAACTTTAAATAAATCTTTAACATAATCTTTTTTGGTTTGTTTATTTTTAGATTGTTTTCTTTTTTTGTATTGTGTGTTAAATTCTATATTGGTTAATAAATACGGTTCATAAAAAGCGACAGAGTTTGTTGATTTTGCGACTATATATTTTTTATTATTTGCAAATAGAATATATTTTTGAGAATCAAAATTTACAAAAAATATAATATCAACATTCTTTTCAGAATATTTTGACGGATTATAATATGTTTTTAATTGGAAATAAGTGTCGGCATTTTCTTCATCGACATAACTCTTAACTTCTTCAAAAGGTTTTACCTGTACGTGAAATGAACCACTCCCAACCTCAACTGATAAGTCCATCCCTTTTAATGTGTCTCTCACATCACCTGAACAAAATCTTTTTATAATTCCCGTATCACCAAAATATTTTTTTAGAACATCGATTGCAAATTTTTCATTTCTATTACCCGATTCAATTGTTGACTTATTAAGCTCAACTAATTCATCAGTGTAATCACCATTAAATAGTTCTTTTTTATTATTTTCAATAAAATCTATTAAACTACTTGATGTTAATTCCTGTCCAGGATTTTTTTCTAAAAAAATTTGTTTTATTCTGTCTCTGACTTTTGTGTTTGTGTCAAATCTATTTAATATTGACCATTCGTCTTCTCCTGCTAAATGTGGGTAAGCTCTAATAACTCCTTCTCCGGTTTCACAGTTATTATCAGGATTTTGAATTGACCCCCAAAATCCTAAAGGTTTGTATACATCTTTAAGACATTTTCTAATATGTGTCGCAATAGGGTCTTCTTCCTTTTTTTTCCAAGATTCTTCTATTACTTTAAGTTGTTTTTCAGATAGAAAATATTTCATATTATTATAAATATGCTGAAAATAAAAAAGGAGGGATTTTATTTCCCTCCTTTTAAAATCATTGAAATTTGATTTATTCTATCACTTCATCAATTTTGCTTTCAACAATTGCTGTAATTCTCCAATCTTGCGTATAAGCCTCAAAAATCTTTGTTACTTTCGCCTCAACATCGGTTGGAGAATACCCTCTAACCAATTTTTCTTCTTTTTGTTTTTTAACTTTTCCTGATTCAGCGTCAACCATATCGATGGTTATTTTCGCCACAAAATACTTTTCATCCATTTCACTCATAATTATTTGATATTAATATCCCAAATAATCGTTTAATTTTTTCATTAAGTCAATACTTTTATCGTTAACTCCCAAAGAATTTGTATCTCTCATCTTTTTTTCTTCTTCTAAATTTTCTTCAAAGTTATTTCTCTCTTCAGGATTTAAGAATAGATACGCTCCTGGTGTAGATGGTGATGATACTAAGTCAAAACAAATTAATTCAAAATCGTCTTGAACTTCATTTTGTTCTCCAACTTTTTTAAGAGAACCAACTCCTCTTGACGATATACCTAAAGTTACTCCCTGTCTTAAATAGTTTGCTGCCATATCTCCTTTTGTAGATACTATACCTCTTTCGTGAAAACCTGGCGAAGTTAATAGTTTAAGTTTACCCATTAGAATAGGACCGTCCCACCAAATATCCGTTATAATGTGAGATACTCTATCCAAATCAATTAAAGATGATTCAGGGTGATTTAATTCAGAAAGAGAAGTTCCTTTTTGAATCATTTTTTTATAATTCTCAGATTCTCTTTTTAAAATTTTCTCAGGATAAATTCTACCGTTTCTATGTGGGGTATTGTCTTTCTGTAATACGGCATAAAACTCGAATGGTTTTGAATGGTCTAACATATTTTTAGACTCTTTAATTATATCTGAGTTTCTACTATCCGTTGGGGAAATATAACCCGCATCTTCCTCGATAAGGATTCCCTTACCTGATTGTCCGGGTTTTAAAATCTTTAATTCCATAATATTTTTTTAATATAAATATTAAAGATTATCAGTTTGTGCAACTTTTTCTTTTGGTTGTTTCTTTAAACTAAATGTAAAATATTCACTTTTGTTAAAAATATGGGTTGAAATTTCTTTTGAAATCTTTTTCATATATGATTTTAATTTCTCAGATTTAAAATTCATTTCTTCTTTTAAGTAAAAATTTATCTCCAAATTTAAAAATGATTTTTTTGACACTACAATTCCGCTTGCTCTTAAATCTAAATCAACTATAAAATTATCTTTTAACATATCCTTATCTAATAATTCAAATATTAAATGTTTTATTTCTCTACTCATATTTAAAACAACCCTCGACCAATTTAGAGAATGTTTTATGGGTAATACCCAAGTTTGTATATTCAAATATACAGATTTGAAATCAACAGAATCGACAGTTCCATATACTGATTTCATTTTTTTGAAACCCTGAATTTTGCAGGTTTTTCCTTTTTTCATTAATTTTCATTTGTTTAAAAGTTTATTTTTAAAAAAATTAAGTATAAATGATATGATTGTCAAAAAAATTGTTATATTGGTGATATTTGTATAATATGATAATTGTAAAATTGGATAAAAATATGTCGCTTGAAAAAGCGCTGAAGATTTACAAAAGTAAGATTATTAAGACAAGACAACAATCTGAATTGATTGAGAGAAAAGAGTACACCAAAAAATCCGTAAAGGACAGGGATTCTCTAAAGAAGGCTATTTACGTTCAAAAAAAGTTTAAATCAAATTAAAGATTTTCGTTTAAATTCTTTAACTTAAAGTAAGTTAACTTGTCGTATTTTTCTGAAGAAACTTTTGTTAATGTTTCATTTATTCTTGATTGAATTGTTACATCCGATTCAGATGATTTCATATTCTCTAATTTTGTCAAAAGACTTTCTTTTAAAAATTGAAACTTTTGTTTTAATTCTTTGTCATCTTCTTTAAGAAGTTTTGTTAATTCCTGTTTTTCGGACTCATTTAAATTCTCTACATAGTTTGTAATGGTTTTATTTGCCACTTTAACCATTGTGCTAATTGGAATATTAACAGGTTCTTGTTTTTTAACAGGCGTCTTTTTTAAAGATTCAACAACCACTTTTTTAGCGTTGATGTTTGATTCAATATTTAAGACATCCAAATTAAAAACGTTATCGATGTGTTCATAAATGTTGTTACATTTAACATCAGATAACCAAATATTTAATTTTCTTAAATCAGATTCGGTAATTTTATTTAAAGTATTTTCGTAAATCTTAATTGATTCGTTAATATAATCTTTTGCAACGGTTTCATTTAATCCCTTATTAGAGTTTAATTCCTCGTACAAATAATACATCTTACTTAAATTTTTATTGTCAAGAACAATATAATTAAAAGTTTTAACTACGTCTTTGAATGTGTTGTTAGCATAAGACTCTAATAACACTTTTTCTATTTTTGATTTTATAATACCAAATTTCATTTTATATATTTTTCTATATAAATATTAATCTTTTAGAATATTTCTTAATTGTTTTTCAATTTCTCCTAATGAATTTCTTGCTTTGGACAAATCTATGTATGAATCCTCTCCTAACAAACCTTCAGATTCTAATAAAATATTTAAGTTATCTTTTTTAAATGATTCGGGTGTTACCGCCGCAGGTTCTTCAGCCGGTGGTGGAGGTGGTGCTCCTCCTCCCATATCTCCTCCTCCCATATCTCCTCCCGGAGGTGGTGGTGGAGTTGCGGCAGATGCTGTTGACCCTGTGACAACTTTATATAATTTGTCAACATTATCAAATATACCTGTATGGGTAATGATTGTCGCAGTTCCTGTTAATTCAGCACCAACCGCCTTCTCAATTCTTTGTTGTTGTAAATCAAGTTTAATTTCATCATCAGAGAATCCAAGAATATGTTTTTTTGCCCAAGATACTGATGTAGGTGCAATACCCTCAATAGCGGTAACAGAATCTTTATAAGCCAATATTTTTTCTTTCCAAACATCAATTTTAAGTAAATCTGCTTGAGAAGAAGGATTAGTTAAAGTTAAAGTAAAATTATTTAACTCATCCTCAAACCCTAATAAAAATAAGTGAATGATTGCAATTTTATTTAATTCAGCAATCATAGATTTTTGTATTTTATTGATAGTTCTTGCGAAACGAATATCAAGTAACGATAAGTCTTTTCCTCCTCCAACAGGTTCTTCAAATCCTAAAAACGCTTTCGGTACACGTAAAGCGGTTAATAATTTCTTTTGAATATATTCAATATCGGCAATCTCACCCATATTTTGACCACCAGCCAATGTTTCAATTGGACTTGGAGTTGCCGGGTCTCTAACGGGGATAAAATAATCTTGGTCAACCGCCATCTGATTAAATCTCATATCCACATTTCCTGTTTTAGAATCCACAACTTGGTCTCTTTTAAATTTGTTTGCAACACGTTGTACATAAGCCTCAACATCTTTATCATCCATATTACCAACAAATACTTTAAATACACGTCTTTCAGGGGCTCTTGAAGTTCTATAAATTAACATCGCGTCTTCAGATAATAATAATTGTTTCCAAATACGTCTTGCCTTTTCTAACATGGATGTTCCATATGGAAGTTTTCTATCATCACCTAACAATCTAAAATGAGCAATTTCCCAAGAATTAAATTCCATATCCTTGGTTTTCCATTTAAATCTTAAACCTTTGTTTTCTTCAGGTTCTTCTATTTTTGAAGATTTTGCTGGCATACCTCTTTCCAAACGTTCAATTTCTATGTTTGGTAATTGCATACAACCAACAATACCTTTTTCAGAATCTAATTTAAGATAAACAAAATTATCACCGTATTTACAGGCGTTTCTTGTCCACATTGGTAGATTAATATTTATATCTAACACATTGTTGAACAGGTCGGCCAAGATTGATTTAATACGTTTTGACTCAGAATAAATCTGTAACATATAACCATTTTGATTAACAGTTGTAGATTCTTCTGCGTATATATCTAAGGCTGTGGAAATCTCGGGAGTGTACTCCATGCTTTCGTAATCGTAAAAGGACGCTAATCTTGTTGGTTCATAATAAACCGCTTGAGTATAAAGATTACCCTCAATTTTTGCCCATTGATTTGATAAATAAAATGTTTGTTGGGCTTGTAATTTTTCTCTTTCGTAATCCTGTTTAGAGGTTGTTTTAAGTAATTGTTCTTTATCAAACTTATATGTTGGGTAATCCTGATTTAACAAAGCATTAGGTCCCATAGCCCTTTGTAACCTTTGCCAAACCGTTAAATTCTTTTCGTTTTTATTATTT